CAACAGTTTCCCCGAACTATCCACCCGAAGCCGCTCAGTCCCAGCCGTCTCCACCGTCACGGTATCAGCCGCAGGGAAACGAATGGCGGTGTTGGTGTCGCCAGCGTGGACGATCTTGTCGGCAATGGTCACATCGCCAGTGGCCGTGATGGTCGTCCCGGTGATGGCTGCGGCAGACGATCCACCAATGACAGCGCCGTCCACAGTGCCGCCGTTGATGTCAGTCGTTGTCAGCACAGAGGAAGCCAGAGTGACTACGCCTGTCGAGTCCGCAATGGAACCCGCAGAGGTGCCATCCTTAGCCTTGATGGTGGTGACTTCAATATTAGTCGTGTCAACAGTCGTGGCGTTGACTGTGGTGATATTGCCCGTGGTGGCGGCAGCCGTAGTAAAGGTGCCCGCCGCAGCCGAAGAACCGCCGATCACGGTGCCGTCGATAGTGCCGCCCGTGATCTTCACCGAGCTCATGGCGAAGTCGTTGGTGATGTTGACGACCGCTGCGCCTGCGCTTGCACCGTCCGAGTAGATGATCGCGCTGTCGCCTGTGGCGATGGTCACGTTCCCGCCGGAGCCCTGAGTAAACACGACGCTCTGGGCTGTGGTGTTCCGCACGAAGTAAATCTTCTGGGCGTCGTTGGGTGCGATGGTAATGGTGTGGGTGCCGCTCGGGGTCCCACCAAGGACCAGCAGCTTGTACTGGCCGTCGGACAGTGCGCCGTCCGAGGTGGTGAGCGTCGAGGTCGTCCCGCTGAGCGTCAGCGCAACCGAGCCGTTGATGGCCCGGTCAAGGATATCCATGTTCTCGTTGACAACATCACCCCAGACGCCATCGAGTTCGCCGTCGGCGGGGAGTTCGATACCGAGGTTAGTTGTGTATGTGCTGGGCATTGCTCATCCTCACGCGGCGACTGGGGTCCAGACCGTAGGTGGCGCTGGCTCAAGGGGTGTCCATGAATTTATAGCATCTGGATCGACGTCCGTCCATGCTGAACCCGGCGAAGGGGAAACTCCAGACCATGTTGTCGGAGCGGCCGGGTTAACTGGGTCCCACGTGGTCCCGGGACCGGGAACAATCCGCCCCCACACGAGAACGACACCAACAGCCCCGGCGGCCGAGACGCCCGTAAGAAGGACATCAGCGCCAGCTGCGGGGACCACGGTGCCCACGACTGCGCTGGCGGAAACCCCAGTAACCTCGGCAATCGTCGGGATGACGATCACCACGTCGCCTACAGCGCCGGAGGCAGCAACGCCCGTGACGGCCACGTCGGCACCAGCGAAGGGTATTACATTCCCAAGGGCCGTTGCAGCGCTCACGCCCGCCAGCTCGACGACCGCGGTGCCCGTGACCGTCACATCACCAAGAGCGCCAGAGGCGGAGACCCCTGTCGGCTGGACAAGTGCGGTGCCCGTGACAACAACGTCGCCAACAGCGCCCGCGGCCTCAACGCCCGTGACCGGGACATCCGCATTACCGGAAACAAATACGGAGCCAAGGGCTCCCGCAGCGGAGACGCCAGTCAGATCAACAACGGCGGTGCCCGTGACGACGACAGTGCCCACGGCACCTGTGGCGGCTACGCCCGTCGGCTGGACAAGTGCAGAGCCTGTAACAACAACGCTGCCAACCGCGCCAGCAGCAGATACGCCAGTGACGATGACGGGGATTGCCTCACCCCACGCCCCAGAGGACCACGCACCACGGCCCCAGCCTGTAAGGGTCGTGTTGGCCATGGCGGCTCCTTACGAGATACGAATTATGGCATTCGTGGAGTCGGCTGCGGGAAACTGGATGGTGAAGGTGCCTGCGGTGGAGATTTTGTCCCCACCGAAGTCCAGAACCGCAACGGACGGGTTGGTGTAGGTATGCGCCGGAGTCGTGTTGTAGATCAACGCACCGCGGGCCGTGATGGTCGCAGAGGTGAACGACAGATCATCAAAGTCTGTGAACGCCGTGGTGCCCGACGTGGTCGGGCTGATATTGACTAGGGTGCCGCCGCCAGCTGAGTAGCTCCCCGAGTTTGCCACTTCGTTCGAGGACGAGTATGCGGTGGTCGCAGCGGTAAACGACGCGCTGTTGGTGTACAGGGCGAGCTTGAAGGTGTCGCCACCAGAAGACCGAAAGTCATGGACGCCCTCGAGGAGCTCGTCCTTGAAGCTGGTGCACATGTAATTCCCGGTGAAGGCCATCTCAAAGTCTCCTGATCTGTTGAGCCACGTCAGCCGCTCCGGCCTGCTCGAGTTTAGCTATGACCGACTCGCGGTCTTCTCTTGCCGCCACCTTAACATAATGCAGGACGACCGCCAACAGCTGCTCTCGGAAGGCCCTTGCCTGCATCGCGAGCTCCGGCGGGGCTGTGTCGGCGACGCGGATAATCCGATCAACGCACAGTTCAGCCACCTGCTCAGGGCTGTGGCCTCCGTTGGAGGACGTCATGACGCTGACGGAGCCGGGAGTGCCCATACCAACGAACATCAGCCAACCCCGGACATAGTGCCATCACGATAGTCATCGCGCTTAGACCGCAGGTCGATTCCAAAGAGCTGCGACATGGCTTCCATGTAGCGGTTCGTGTAGAGCTGCAGCATATCGGCGTCCCCCTTGAGGTAGGTATACGCTTCGACAAGCGAACCATACAAGAGGGCGGTTTCGGCGTTGGTGCCGAGCCACGAAGTGCCCGTATCCACGATAGACGGCGGGTCGTAGTAGTAATGTAGCTCGGTGGCGTAGGCAGCGTTGGGCGTAGGCCCGAGGATAAAGTTACCCTCGCTGCCAACCTGATCGCCGTCAAACTGCGCGTAGTACTTCGGCAACCCCTGCGTTGATGCGCTCGGATAGGCCTCGCGGATGAAGTTGACGTCCTTGTCGTAAAGGTAACTGTAGTTCCCAGACCCGTCGATGACAGCCAACGAGAACACCGACAGGAAGTCGGACGGGCGGGCAAGATACTGATTGCCCGCCGTCATAGCGGCAGTAGCGTTCTTACGCAGCTCGGGAATTTGCACCGAGCGATAGATGCGCTCCTCAGCCTGCCGAACAAACGTGGGGATGTTGGAGACAAAGGAGGTTTCCTGAGTCTCGAGATAATCCTGCAGTGCGGCAGTGAGTTGCGTATAATTCATCTATCAGCCAGCCTTGCTGTACTTGCCGCCCATCTTGGCAGCGCCCATGCCGCGGCACTTACCGCCCATGGCCATCTTACCTACGCCGTCAGCGGCGAACGCGGGGACTTTCTTGCCGCCCTTTTCGACCATCTTGAGCTTGCCACCCATAGCTTTGTACACGAGCTTCGGGGGCTGCGAGTGCTTCATGGCCCGATCAGCTGCGGCGCTGGCGGCATCGTCAAACTCTTTGTCGCTGCGGGTGCGCGGGCGAATGCTGCCCTTGGGGGCCAGCTTGCTCATCGGCTTCAAGTTAGCACCGGGATTTTTCCCCCCGGAGGCGGTAACCTTCAGCTTCGAGTTCTTCCGGCGGTTTGCGGCGTCCACGCCCATGACCTTGGACTTCATGTCATTCTCCAGCAGTTGTGACCACGGTCACGGTTCCAACAGACCCTACCATATCCTGAATAGGGTTCCAAACGGGATTCCAGCCGAACAACCCGTTGCCCGGGGCATAGTCTGGGCGAGGGTTCTGCAGGGCCTGTGGGTCGTTGATCTTGACGCGGCCCAAGAAGTTCTGTGGTTGGTCGGGGTCGGCGATGTCGCGGCCCACTCGGAAGCCCGTCTTGACACCGTTCTGGTACTCCCAGACGAGGTCTGAGAGCTTATAGGTACGCCCACTGCGGTCGCAGATGCCGAGGGCTTTGCTTCCCCTTGCGTATGCGGGCATCAGACACCCCCGATCATCATCGTGTTGAACGGCACAAAGCTTACCGAGGAGCGGTCGCGGTCTTCACCGGCTGCCAGCTCGAACTGCTCGTCGTAAATCTGCTTGAGTGGGATCACTCGGTCCATGACCTGCGGCTTCTTCATAGCGATGTAATAGGCCAGACCCGCGACGAGGGCGGGAACAAAGCGCGGAGGGATGTTGGTGGTATCGGCACCGATGCCCGAGGCCAGCCCGTCAATGCCTTTCAGGCGGTAGTAGAACAGGGTGTAGCTCTGCGAGTTGTCTGGGGTGGGCCAGAACGTAACCGTCGTGCTCGTCGGCAGTCGCTGCACGAACACCTGCGTCGGACGCCCAGTGGTCTGCTTATTGGTCTGCTGAGCGTAGGTAGAGACAGAGATGCGCTCGAGTGCGGTGTCCGTCTGGGCGGTGCCAGTCCCGGTACGCATCTGATGCTCAATGATGTCGATGGTGCCCGTCGGCAGCGTGTATGTCGTGGTCCCCGCCACAAGGGCGAGAGTCCCAGCCTCAATAGTAAAAAGGTTCAAGCCACGGTTGGCCCACTCAAGCGTGAGCAGGTTCAGAGACCGACGAGCGGTCTTGAGGTCGTAGCCCGAGCGCATTTCGAGACCGGCCCGCTCAAAGGCCTCTTCGAAAAGTTCCGGCAGATCGGGTACGATGACGGCCATGGTTTAGTCCCTGAATTTCGCGGTCTTCTTCGCGATACGTTTCGGCTGAGCCACGAACTGTTTGCCCTTGGCGGTGCCCTCGCGCTTGGCTCGGGTTGTTGCAGCATACTCTGCAGGGCTCAGCGCGTCACGTGCCTTCTTCGGGAGATAGCGTTCGCCGGTCTTACCAGACGGCTTACCGCTCTTGGTGCCCCAGTCTTCCTTAGTCCACTTCGACATGGACTTCTGAGCGGCGGTCTTCTCACCTGAATAGCCGCCGCCCTTTTCCTTGTAAATCTTACCAGCGAGCTGCATGGCCCGGGCGGAATGTTTCCCGCCCATCTTAGCCTTGGCTTGCGCCTTGGACTGTTCCCAGAGCTTCTCGTTGGTGCGACCCATGGTTACTTGAAGCCTTTCGAGCACTGGGCTGCGCGGGCACAGTCAGCTGGGTAACTGCACTGAGCGCAGGGTGTGAACCCCGCGGCCTGCTCGACCGCAACGGTGTTCACCGGTGCCTCTACTTTCGGCGTTGTTTTCTTGGCCATCACTTCTTCCCTTTCGGTTTAACCTTGCCGCCTTTTTTCATAGCAGCGGGCTGATAGAAACGGTGCTCAGGGTCGATACCGGGGCGATAACCTGCAGGAGCTGCAACAAATGTCATTGCCGGAGCAGCGGGGGTAGGAGCAGGCGTAGGTGTCTGGTTGCGCGGAACGGGGATGGTCGCCGGGCGATCCCCTCTATTCCCACCGCGGTCAGCCATGTATCGGTCGGCAGCTGCGCGGAGCTGCTGCATCGGGTTTGCTTTCGGCCTAATTGACGTCGCAGGGGCCGCAGATGCAGAACCACGAACCGGTGCAGAAACACTAGTGCTACCAGCCCCAGTCCTAACCGGAGCTACCGCCGCAGGAGTCGCAGCGCGCGGGGCAGAAGACAGCGCCATAGCCGCACCGGAGGGCTTGATCCCAGCGGCAGTGGAGCCAGCCGCAACAGACCGTGGACCCGCAGGAGTAGCCACCGTGACGCGGTTGTTTGCCGCGGGAGCCGCAGCGCGTGGAGCGGACGCCACTGCCATTGCAGCGGGAGAAGCCTTGACGGCGGCTGCCGACGAGTTTGCTGCAACATTCTTTGTGCCTGCAGGGGTAGCTACCGACACAGTCTTGGTAGGCGTGCTGGCGCTAGTGCTACCCGCACCAGTCTTTGTGGTCGCCGCTGTGGGCGTAGCGGCCTTGGGCGCAGACGAAACAGCCTTAGCCGCAGGAGACGCTTTTACGGCTGCCGCCGTGGACCCTGCGGCAACAGACTTAGTACCTGCGGGGGTAGCGACAGACACAGCTTTAGCAGGTGCGGGAGCACTCTTAGCAGGCGCGGGAGCACTCTTAGCAGGCGCGGGGGCGGCCTTAGCTGCCGGAGCGGGAGCACTCTTAGCGGGAGCACTCTTACTCGGCGCGCTCTTACTCGGCGCGCTCTTGGCAGCGGAGGCGGCGTTAGAGGACTTTGCGTCCTTGCTAGAGCTAGATGACCCTTTAGAGGACGACCCTCCCCCTTTGCTTGCACCTTTTGGCATTATTTCATCATCCCCTTGGTGTGGCCCTTCATGCAGCAGCCATCCATCTTCTTGGCTTTGCCGCCTTTGGCCATGCGCATGGGCGCGGGCTTAGGGTCCGACATACCGCGGACGCCGCCCGGCTGTGACACTAAAATACCGGCGGGCTTAGGGTCCGACATACCGCGGACGCCGCCCGGCTTGGGCTTGGGCTTGGGCCCTGCAATCATCGGTCTAACCGGTCTCGGCGAGGCGGGAGCAGTTGCGATCTGCATGCCCATGTTTCCGCGGTTCATCATTTCTTCTTCCCCTTTTTCACGCCCTTGATAGAGCCCTTGTTTTCAGCGGCGTAGAAGACGCGAGCACCGGCCTCCTTGCCATACTGTTTGGCCATCGCGGCCTTAATCTTTTTACCCTTAGCGTTCAGCGGCATGTCAGCACTTCCATGCTCGCAGGCTCTTATTGATCCTGCTGTTGGGGTCATTGGCCGTCTTGGCCGACGTGAGCTTCTTCTTCATACCCTTCATCCGGGCACAGAAGCTGTCTCTGCGAGCGCCGCCCTCGGGCTGAGGGGCTTTCAACCCCGGTTTCCCGGGGTTGGCCTTGTTGTAGCTGGCTCGGCCCTTGGCATTTAGCCCGCCTTTCGGGTTCTTACCTTCCTTGCGGGTCCATGCTGGTGACTTGGCCATTTCATCATCACCCGTAGTAGATGTTGATGGATTTCAGGTTGTTGGCGTAAACATACACGCCGATCATCGCCAGCATGCCGTCCCCGGGAACAGAAAATCCGTTGAAGAAGATATCTGACGCAGAAGTATGGTATGTGGCAAGCCACCCTGCGTTGTTCCCGTTCTTGGTGCTACGGACGTACCGGCAGACAGTGCTCGTGGCGATGGTCCCACTGTTGATGTCTGTGAGGGTGAAGGTGTCCGTGCCGGTGACAGTGATCGCATAGTTGCCCGGGGTTGCGATTACGCCGCTGGCCTCTTCATACGAAATGCCAATGACGTCACCGGTTTTTAGGCCGTGCGCACTCTTGGTCACGGTCACGGTATCGCCGCTGCGCCCATAGGTGGCAGCCACGGGCGCGACGTCGGTGTCCCAGACTTCAAGTATGCCGCCGTCGTTTCCGCCGACGACATCAATCGCCTTAACGCGAGCCCTGTTCTTGTAGATGAAGCCACTGCTGTGCAGGTGGCCACTGCGTACATCTGTCGCGCCCATGGTGCTGTGCTCCTATTAGCTGAGTGCTGCGCCAACAGCAGTGACCCAAGCAGAGCCGGTCGAGATGACGAGGCAGAACTCGTTGTTGCCAGCGCCGTTGTCGTTGATGAGGCGAACCTGACCAGCGTTGCCAGCGGCAGCGGCAGGCAGAGCAGACGTCGCGATGGCGGTGAGCTTCACGAAGCTGGTGACGGTCACATCGCCTGCGACGTTTCCGGTGACGTCACCAGAGACGTTCCCGGTGACGGAGCCAACGAAGCCGTTGGTCGAGGTCACGGGACCTGAGAAGGTTGTGGAAGCCATGGTAGTACCCCTTGCACAAGGATTCGCCGCGCAGTCTGTGCATCGTCAGG